TGTAGCATCCGCACCGATCTGTCAAGGGCCAGCCTATGAGAACCGACGCAGCAGTTGCAGGGCTTGCCGGCATTGCCGCGTGGGTTTCCAGGGACATGAGCGTCGCCTATGTGGGCGTTCCCCTGAATGTCGTGGTTGCATGCGTAGCGGGTGCCTATTCGTCTTTCAGCTTTGGCGATAAGGTTGAGCCACGCGGCGCAATGTTCCGGCTGTTCACTGCCTGCGTTATCCTGGGTTGCGCCCTGACTGCGTTGGTTCAGGCGGGCATAGGTCACTGGATGGGGCAGACGTTGAAAGATGGCGCACAGGCAGGCATGGGGGCGATCATTTCCTGCTTGACGCGCTTTTGGGTTCCGTCCGTTATCGGGTTCATCAAGGACGGAACGTGGGTCGATTGGATTCCTTTTCTTCGACGTAATCGGGAGAGTAAGTGATGGAAATAACCGCTTGGATCATCAGCAGCACATGCCTGTTCCTCGTCAGTTTGACGATGATCGCGCGAGCCAACGATCTGCGCTGGCGTAAAGGCATTCACTGGAATGCAAGATTGGTTGGCTTCATCCTGGTTGGACTCGCATGCGTCGGCATCATCGGGCATGAGTTCATCGACAAGGATTGGCCGTCGCTGTACGAAGTTTTGTTTCGCGTCGGCTTGATGCTTGTGTTCGTGACCACGCCGTATCTGCCGCCGTGGTGGAAGTGGATCAGCGGTTACGATTCGCGTCAGACGGAAGGCAGCGGTTGGGGCGATACGCCGTGAAACCCGAAATCATCGTTTCGGTTTGTGTGGCCGTCGTCATGGCGCTTGCCGTGACGGTCGGCTATAACCACTACGAGAACCTTGTTGAGCGCGCCAAGCAGGGCGAGCAACGCAAGGAAACTGCCGTAGTAACGTCAGCCACGATAGGAGACGTACAGGCAACAACGCAGCAGCGTGAGCGCGTCGAGGTCGTCGTGACCCAGGGGCGGGATACGTGGACGCAGACCAAACAAGAGGAAGAACGCCGTGAACCCACGCTTCGCGCTCGTAGCGATACTGTTGTGCCTGACAGCGTGCGTTCGCGCGCCCGTGAAAGACGACTCGCCCGCGAACGATCTGGAAACGCTGGCGCTGGGAGTGAAACAAAACCTGCCGAGTAGGGCGCTGTCCAACGGCAAGGTCTACTGCCTGGAGCTAGCGCGTACCGAGGGTCAGCAGGACGATTGCGCTGCCGACCTGGAAGACAACGTGTACCTGCGTGAGCAGGATCGCGTGCGCGCCATCGGATTCGTTGATCGTTTTGTCGAGCGGTTGAAGCTCAGCCGGAATCCGTGCGGATGGTGGGAGCGGTTGCGTCGGGCAAAACGCTGCGCCGCTGGAAAAGCCGACTGATTTTTGTCCAAAAAATCCCCTACAGGGGGGTCCAGCGTAGAAGGGGGTTTCTACTGGCTGGACCCCCTGAAAAGTGATTGTTCCACGCCGAAAACCGCATGTTCCACGCCGGATCGGCGATAGCCCGCCTATCTGCGCCGCTCCGCGCATCGTCCGCTTTAGGCTAGTACCCTAGCTCATACCCTAGCGCGCGGCTTGTGTGGCGCATTTGACGGGCTGCTAGCGGCATCCCACAAACGAAAGCGCCACGCCATCCGAAAGGATCGCGTGGCGCGGGATTGTCCAGGGTTCGGACAGATGGCGCGGAGCTAGAAACGAAAGCGCCGCGCGATCCTTTCGGATCGCGCGGCGCGGGTTCGTCCAGGGTTCGGACGGATGGCGGGTTAGGTGACTCTAAGCGATGGGGCGTTAGCTGTTGGTCAAAAGCTTGCGGACGTTACCCGCGACGCGTCGCAAATGTTGAACCATTGCCGCGTCCGTTTCGCTTGCGATGCGCTCCGCGAGATAGTCCAGGAACGCTAGCACGCGTGAATCATTCCGGCCGCTCATGCGTCAGCATCCGTGAAGACGAAAAACGCCATGACTTCATCGCCGTCATGGTCATCTGGCGTCGCGTCCAGGTTGCGAAACGGACGCCCCGCGCCTTTCACGGCTGGCTTAACGTCACGGTTAATTGCGGCATGCGCGGCTTTGAACCATGCGTCGCCAATTGCGCCGCTATCGTCGCGCATGCGCTCATCGCTTCCCATAATTGCGCCTTGATTCAATTCGGAATGAAGCGCCGCGCGCAAGTCTGCAAAGCTAGTGTCAGGCGACACCGGCACTGAAATATGCGCCAGGATTGCGCGTGGCTGATGGTTTGTCGTGATTGTAAGGTTGCTCATATTGCCGCTCCAGATTCGCGCATCCAATGAATAACGTCATCCCGATCTTTGCCGGACGGCATCGGCGCGCGATTGTCCAGGATCGCCAAACCGTATCCAATAGCGCCGCATTTGACGCGTAAAACCGTATCGGAAAGGTCCAGCATTAACGCGGCTTGCGCTCGCGAGCTAGCGCGCGTGAATTGCATGTTGCCGTCCGCATCCATCGCGCAATACAACGGCGCGCCGATGCCCCAATATGCCCCGCCGGAGTCATACCCGCCGGAATCTAGCGCAACCTTAAACAAGCGGACGCTACGGGGCGTCATGTCCAGATGCCCGACAGTGTGACGCCCCATTGGCGCGCCGTATCGCGTGGAGACGTTGGGAAGCTTCATGGTCATACGCTCCGCATCGCTTCGCACAAAAGGATGGTCGCCGTATCCGCATCGTGCAATGCACGCTCTGCCGTGCGACGCTTTGCGCCGATCATTTCGCGCAATTGCGCTTCATCGTCCAGGGTATTGACGAAAGCCCACATAGCTTTCTCACATGCGGCACGCGTGGAAAAATATCCCATGTCCGTGGATGCCGGCGACAGATGCACGCCGTCCGCGCGATGCACGTGGAAGGAATGGCCGCGTCCGTCCGCATCGCGAAAACCTTTCCTTTCCGTTGTAAGTGTCGCGAGATATAGCCCGCCGGAAATGTCGCGCGCCGACAGAATGCGGCATCCAAAGAATGCGAGCGTACCGGCATCGTAAAAATGCGTAACGTCTGCCGTTGCGGATTGGACGGCCGTTGCGATATGCGGCCGTCCGCTCATGGATTCAAACAAACGGATGCCAGCCGCGTCACAAACGGTTTTGATGGTTGCATGGTCCAGGTTCATTAGAGTGCGCTCCAGAAAATATAGAAAAGAATTTCGATGGCCAGGAAAGTTAGCAGCGCATCACGGCGCGCCGTTTGGCGGTTGCGCTCCGCGCGTTCGCGTTTGGTCATAGGTCCGCGCGTAATCACGGCGACACGCTCGCGAGAATTGCGAAACCGGCGATTAGGCAAGCGGCCGAAAACAAAGCCGCGATATAGTCGGCGCGGGTTTTCATACGATCACGCCCGCAAATGCGACGGCCGATGCCGTGATGCTGATGAGAGTGACGGCCAGGAATGCCACGCGCGCATCATGGCGCGGCTTATGGGCAATGGGACGCGGCTTGCGCGAGCGTTCCGCTACAGTCAAAGCGGACGGGCGATTAGCGTGTGAGCGGTTCGTATTCATGCGGCACCATTGGCGCGCGTGATGGCATCGCGGCCGGCGGCTGTTACGTTGTCATTGCCGTCTATCAAGCCGCGACGGCAAAGCGAAATAAAACAGCCGGCGGGCCAATGCGCGAGACCGGCGTTGCCGGACACAAGCGAAATCAAAAGCGCCGCTTGCAACTCCCCGCCGCATTCTTTGGCCAGGGTAAGAGTGTTAGCGTTTGAGCGGTTCGTATTCATGCGATGGCCTATTGGCGGGATGCGTGAGTGGAGTAGCGATTAGATCAGGTCCGGCAAATAGTGTCAACAAAAAGCGTCAACTATTTGCGTACAGTTTCCAATTTTCTACCGCATGCCTCATGGACATTTCAGCCAGGGAAGCCGCTAGCTTGCGGTATGACTCGGCAATGTGCGGCGCATTGCATTCATCGGCGCGCATCAGGAACCATTCAAGCCGTTTCGCTTCATCGCGCGTTTGTTTCACGATGCGGTTAGGGATAGGGTAGCGTCGCATTGGATGGCCTCATGGCGGGATGCGTGGATGCATTGGCAATGCTCGCATGTGCCGTAAATAGTGTCAACAAAAAAGCGGAACTATTTTAAATGAAGCTAAAGAGTCTAGCGTCCAGGTTAAAGCGTTCATCAGACCGGCTGGCCATGCGTGAAGGATGGCGTGCGCATGATGTGTCTGCCCATGCGCGTGGATATGGACGGGAGTGGCAAGCCGCGCGGCTTGAGTTCCTAGCAGCTAATCCGCTTTGCATCCATTGTCAGGAAAGCGGACGCGTCCAGGCGTCCAGGGTTGTAGATCACATAGTCCCGCATTGCGGTGATAGGCGGCTGTTTTGGGATCGCGACAATTGGCAAGCGTTGTGCATTGCGTGTCATAACGGATGGAAGCAACGCATTGACCATGCAATGAAATACGGACGGGATGCTAGCTAGATGGCCACACAATGCGATATGCAAGGCGCGCGGCGCTGCTATTCAATTCGCGCATGTCCAGGCAAGGCGAGCGCATACGCCATTGTGCGGCGAATTGACAGATGGCCAGGGGCGGGGTGATAGTTCGGGCAAACCGGCCGGCGAAGACCGCCGTTCCCGCATGTGCGGATTTTTTTCCTCATTGACAGTAAGTGACTCATGCCAAATTTGACCGAAAAACAGGCCGCTTTTGTGTCAGGCAAGCTTGCCGGACTGCCACATCGCGAGGCTGTCATTCATGCTGGGTATAGCGAAATGGGCGCGGATCAGACTGCGACCAAGCTGATGCGGCACCCTGGCATCAAGGCGGCACTGAAAGCTGGCAAGCGCAAGGCACCGGCAGCGCGTGGTGACAGCGAACCGGAAGACGGCGAGGGCGAGAGCGCAATGCTCGCGCGCAATGCGATGCCGCGCAGCGAATACGAAGACCCGCGTGACTTCCTCATGGACATGATGAACCACAAGCAGTTGCCTATCGCCGTGCGCGGCAAGGCGGCGCTTGACCTCATGCCGTACATGCACGGCAAGGTGGGCGAGAAAGGCAAAAAGGCGTCAGCCAAGGAACGCGCGCAGGACATTGCCAGTGGCGGCGAGGGCAGTAACGTGGTGGACGCGGGCGGGCGGTTCCGAACCAAGGCTGCACCGGGCGCGCGTAGGTAGGGTATTCTGCCGGCACCTGTCAAGCCCTGGAGTGCCGCGTGAACATCCTGCCCGTTGGTTCCACCCAAGCCTCATCTGCCGATCAGACCTTTGGTGCGACCGGCCAAGTTCTGCTGTTCCTGACCGACGCGGATGGCGGCTACTCGCCTGTCGATGCGCAGGTCAATGTCGAATTCAAAGCAGCATCCGGCGTGTATATGCGCCAAGCGATGCTGTCGTACGAGAAGTCCAGCATGCTCATCAGTGCCATTGCCGGCACGGTGTTTCGCGTGACGCGCATCGCTGGCACGGTGGGTGTTGACGCGCAGGGCAACGCGTAATGAACAGTCCCATCGGTAGCCCATTCGCACCGCCCGTCCAAAGCGTTCTCGCACGCGCTGTGCGAAAGGCTATCGGTGGGGCGGCAAAGATTTTTGACTTCTACGTCGATTCCACGCGTCCTAATGACGCGGGTGACGGCCTGACGCCGGCCACTGCGAAGCGCACGATTGCCGCCGTGATGGCGCTTGTGACCGGCCCTGGCAAGTCCGTGGGTTTGGTACGCGGCTCACGGTGGACGGAAACGGTGCTTCCGGTCTTCGACATGAGCATCGGCGTTACTGACGGCGTTGGTGCGCCACCGGTATTCGATTGCCGCGACGTTGCTACCGGGTGGACGCGGCACGATCCTGGCGCGTTGCCGAACGTCTGGAGCGTTTCGTGGACGCGTAACGGACCTGTTACCGGCTCCGACGACATCGGTTTGTGGGTTGACGAAGTTCGTCCGCGCCTCGCGAACACGCTGGGTGACTTGAACACGGGTGGCGGGTGGTTTGTATTCCCCGGCGACTCGCGCGCTATCACTGCGACCATCTACGTACACTCGACGGTCGATCCGAACACGGATGGCAAGGTCCGCAAGATCGCCAAGCGCAACAGCGGTTTCAACTGGCATCCGCAGACGAGCGCAAGCACTGCGGTTGTTGCGCTGGAAGGTCCGATTGAAGTTGTCGGTGCGCTTGGTCACTACAACGCTGTCGCGGCTGGCCCTGGGTCCGTCAAGAAAATCGTGGCGCGCGACGGACACATCCATCACTTCGTTTCGTGCGCGGCGCTCAGCGAAGACCTCGTTGCCACGGCAGCGCGTCCCCTCTCAGACGGCATCCCGTTCACTGCGTACCGTGCAAATGGCGTGGGGTTCGATGCAGTGCGGCGTCGCTGCCACGTTTTGATGCCGGGTGGCGCGGCGCGCGAACTGGACGTTGGCTTCCATGCGCATAGCTCGACGGGCAACGCGCTGATTGACAGTTTCACCATCGAAGCCTGCACGGTGCGTGGTCGGTCGGGCATGTCGGCGGGCGCGCTTGTCCAGACGGCCCGTGACTTCTACTTTGAAGACCCCCACACGTACGGCGTCGATCTGAACGCCATGCTGACGACGGTTGAGCGTGGTCACATCCACGACACAGGCGAGACGCCCTTGAATGGCGCGAGCGTCGGCATCCGCAAGACCAATCCCGATGACGCCGTAAACACTGTCAGTGACATGTGCATCCGGTTGATGAAGGGTATTGGCGCGACGGGTGCCGGTACTGGCCGCTTGGTCTTCAACCGATGCTCCGTACGCGTTGGCTCCAATGGGTTCAACGGTGGCGTCATCACCTTGAATCGCTGCATCGTGCATTCCGATGCTCGCGCGCTGTCGTTCATCGACCCAGGTTACATCGGTGACTACAACGTGTTCTTCCCGTTCCCCGGTCAAGGCGAGCCGTGGTTCCACCATTCGACCAACGGCCTGACAACGTACAACTCGCTGGTCAACTGGCGCACCTGGACGGGGCAGGATGCGAACAGCGTATTCGTCAAGGAAGCCGATCAGACTTCCGGCAATCAGTACGCGTTCTGGCTTGGCGTCAAGAACGGCACGGGCGGTCCTGAAGTTGGAGACTTCCGCATCAATCCCGGCGCGCGTGTGTACGGCGATGGCGGCGACGCGCCCGACACGGCCTATATCGGCACCTTCGTGGACGGTACGCCAATCACCTACGGCGGCGCGCAGGCGCACTACAACCACAACACGCGTTCCGTGGTCGCAGGACCGGTTACACGGCGTCCCACGCTGCCTGCGGTGGGCGACACGGCGGGCGAGCATGCGCTAGCGATGGGAACCTGGAACTTCTACCCGTGAGTGCAGTTCCAAAGTGGACGACGGCATGCCCCGACTGGCGATCACGTATCGTCAAGCGGGGCAAGATCGAAAACCTCGCTATCGCTCAGGAAAAGGGGATTCGCACGCGCGAGTCCCTTATTCCGTTTGCGCCGCTGTTCCCGGTCAACGCCGAGGAAGGGCTTGCGGTATTCGACGCGCTGCGCATGGTGGACGCGGCGAATCAGCCGACGATGGGCGAAGTGTCGTTGCCGTGGATACGCGAATTCGTCGCACACATTTTCGGCAGCTATGAAGACACGGGTGTTCGCCACATCAGCGAATACTTCATGCTCATCAGCAAGAAAAACGGCAAGTCGACCGACGCTGCCGCGATCATGCTGACGGCGCTCATCCTGAATTGGCGGCACGACGCCGAATACATCATTCTGTCACCCACAATCGAAGTGGCGAAGAACAGCTTTGAGCCTGCGGCGTCGATGGTGCGCGCCGATCCCGAGTTGTCGGAGCTATTGCACGTTCAAGATCACATTCGAACCATCACGCACCGTGCAACAGGCGCGACGCTCAAGGTGGTGGCCGCTGCAAACGAAACCGTGTCGGGCAAGAAAGCTGCCGGCGTGCTGATTGACGAATTGTGGCTGTTCGGCAAGATCGCGAACGCCGCGACGATGATCCGCGAGGCAACAGGCGGGCTTGCGGCGCGGCCGGAAGGCTTCATCATCTATCTGACGACGCAGAGCAACGAGCCGCCCGCTGGCGTGTTCAAGTCGAAGTTGGATTACGCGCGTGATGTGCGCGACGGCAAGATCAATGACCCGCGTTTCTTGCCAGTTATCTACGAGTTCCCCGAGCCGATGCTTGAGGCGGGCGAACATCGCGATCCTGCAAACTTTTACGTGACGAATCCCAACATGGGACTCTCCGTAAGCGAAAGCTACCTGCTACGCGAGTACGAAAAGGCGCAAATCACTGGCGAAGACGACGTTCGTGACTTCCTGGCGAAGCATTTGAACGTCGAAATCGGCCTGAACCTGCGTGCAGACCGCTGGCCGGGTGCTGAGTATTGGGAGCAAGCACGTACCGAGTACCCTTTCACTTTGGACGACATACTGAGCCACTGCGAAGTCATTACCATCGGGATTGACGGTGGTGGCCTAGACGATCTGTTGGGGCTTGCTGTGTGCGGCAGACACGCCACAACACGCGAATGGTACGTGTGGAATCGTGCATGGGCGCACCCGAGCGTGCTGACGCGGCGCAAGGACATCAACACCAAGTTGCAAGACTTTGCGAAGCTGGATCAGGTCACTTTGGTGGATCGCATAGGCGAAGACACAGAGGAAGTGGCCGAGATAGTTTCACGGTGCCATGAAAGCGGGTTGCTGTACCAAGTGGGCCTCGACCCGGCTTCAATCGGTGGCATTTTGGATGCTATCTTGTCAAGAGGGGTAGATGAGGACAAAATGGTCGCAGTGAACCAGGGTTGGCGGCTCGCGGGAGCCATCAAAACGACCGAACGCAAACTTGCGGAAGGCGTCTTAAAGCACCCCGGTATGGAACTGATGAATTGGTGCGTGGGGAACGCGAAGGTAAAGCTGGCAGGAAACGCGTTGGTCATCACCAAACAGGTTAGCGGTAGTGCAAAGATTGATCCGCTCATGGCGACCTTCAATGCAATCTCGCTGATGGCACTCAACCCCGAAGCGCAGAAAGACACATACGATTTCTCGCGCGTCCTAATAGCAGGCTAGCCGATGAGTGTTTTCACATGGTTGCGTGGCGGATGGCGTACTCACGGCCCGAGTGCTGTCGCACTGCCAGCCGCGTTTGACAGCTATGAATCTGACTCGCAGGAATCCGTAACCGCCGAACTGGCCATGCGCCTTTCGGCGGTTCACGCATGTATGCACATCCGCGCGGAAACCATCGGCACCTTGCCGCTGCATATCCGTGACAAAAACAAGCAAGTCGTGCGGGATCACCCGCTCTACGACGTATTACACCGCTCGCCCAACGCGATGCAGACCGCTGCGGAACTCAAGTCGCAGACGACGGCCTGCGTGGACATGCACGGCAACCACTTCTCGCGCGTCGTGCGCCGGCCGAGCGATGGCAAGATCATTGCGCTTGAGCCATTCGATGATCCGCGTCAGATGGGCCTGGGCAAGACCAAGCGTGGAACCTGGGTCTACGAGTACGGTCCCGACAAGGATCAATACACGCCGGCCGAAATCCTGCATCAAAAGGGCTTTGCGCTGCATGGCCACATGGGTCTGCCGCGCATCGACATTGGCCGGCAGATCATTGCCGCGCAGATGGCCGCGAACAAGTACGCGCTGACATCGTTTCGGCAGGGCATCAAGGTTGGCGGGTTCTTTGAAGTCGAAAAGAGCCTGACCGAACCGGAGAACGCGCAGTGGAAGCGCATTCTTGACGACTATTCCAAGCCCGAGAACAGCGGACGGTGGCTGACGTTGCTGCGCGGCATGAAGCCGATTGGTGGCGAGCAATTCCGCATCAAACCGGGCGATGCCGAGCTACTGGCGTCGCGTGGGTTCGGTATCGAAGAAATCTGCCGCCTTATGAACGTGCCGCCGCAGTTGATAGGCCACACGGACAAGGCGAGCAGTTGGGCGAGTAGCATTGAGAACATCAACCTGTTCTTCCTTGCGTATTCGATCATGCCAACCGTCGTACGCAGCGAACAGCGGTTGGAAAAGACGTTGCTGACATCGTATGACCGTGCTGCGGGCCTGGAGATTCGCTATTCGCTGCAAGGATTGCTGCGCGCCGACATGAAGACCCGTCAGGCGTTCTACGCATCTGCGCTGCAAAACGGCTGGCTCAGCCGCAACGAAGTACGTGATCTTGAAGAACGTGGCAAAATCGAAGGCGGCGACGAATATACCGTCCAAACCAACATGACTGCCGTGGGCAACACGGGTGAAGGAGCCAAAGATGAAACTCAAGCAACTAGCCCGTCCGTTTGACATCAAAAGCATTGATGACAGCGGCACGTTCACTGGATACGGCTCGACGTTCGGTGACATGGACTATGGCCGCGACGTAGTAGTTGCTGGCGCGTTCTCCAAGTCGCTTGAAAGCTATGCGCAAAAGGGTCGCAAGATTCCGATGCTCTGGCAGCACAACATGCAGCAGCCGATTGGCGTGTATTCGGAGATTCGCGAAGACGAAAAGGGTCTGTTCCTTGTTGGCGAAATCAACATGGGCGTCACCCAGGGTCGCGAGTGCCACGCGCTGATGAAGCAAGGTGCGCTGACCGGCTTGAGCATCGGCTATTCGACCGTGCGCGATGAGTGGGATGACCGTGCAATGGTTCGCAAGCTGCTGCAAGTCGATCTGTACGAAGTTTCGCCCGTCACGTTCCCCATGAACGACAACGGGCGCATTGAAACGGTCAAGTCCCTTGCGGATTTGTCCACCCTTTCCGAGTGCGAAGAATACCTGCGTGATGCCGGTGGGTTTTCGCGTAAGGAAGCCACGGCTTTCATCAGCCGTCTCAAGTCTGTCGCGACCCAGCGTGATGCTGGCAGTATCGACAACGCAAAACTGCAATCTGCGCTTGACACTCTCCGCTCCATCAAACTCTGAGGAATACCAAAATGTTCGGCATCAACAAGAAGCTCCACCCGCTCACCATCGCACTCGTTGCGCTGGCAGCACTCGTCTCCACGCTTGCCATCGGCAGCGCGGCACCCCTGCTGATCGGCGCTGTCATGCTGATGGCAACCACCGACCGTTCCGCGTTCGGCAACCTGTGCGATGGCAACCCGGCTGAGACGCTGGATGCCGTGGTCCGTGAACTCAAGGACCGCATGGGTACGTTCAGCACCATCAGCGGCGACCTTGCGGGCCTCAAGAACGAACTGGAAGCCAAGACGGCGCGTGCCGACAACGGCCTCAAGGCGATCCAGACGACCGTCGATGAACTGATGACCAAGTTCAACGGCGTGCGCGGCGAAATGACCGACCTGGAACAGCGTATTGCCGGCAAGGCTGACGATGCGCGCAACGAAGGTCAGACCTGGGGCGAGCAGTTCATCGCTGGCGAGGGCTTCAAGTCGAAGTCCGAGGCGTACGGCGGCAAGCTGGGCGACAAGCGTTCGCTGGTGATGTCGGCCGAAGTCAAGCAGGTTACGTCCGCTGCGGCTGGCGGTCTGATCCGCTCGCAGCGCGAAGCCGAAGTCGTCCAGTTGCAGCGTGAGCGTCCGGTTGTGCGCGATCTGCTGCGCACCGTGCCGATTGCTACGTCGTCGGTTGACTACGCCGTGCAGACCACGCGTACCAACAACGCTGCGCCGGTTGCCGAAGGTGCCAGCAAGCCGTACAGCGACTACGCGTGGGGTTCCGCCACCGCCGTCGTGCGCACGCTCGCCCACCTTGCCAAGATCACCCGGCAGGCGATGGACGACGCGCCGCGTCTCGTTGGCGAAATCGACGCGGAAATGCGCTACGGCCTGGGCTTCGTGGAAGAACGCCAGTTCCTTTACGGTACGGGTGTTGGCCAGAATCTCCACGGCATCATGCCGCAGGCAACTGCGTTCGCGGTCCCGGCTGGCTTCCCGGTCATGGCCGGCGCGACGCCGATCGACGTTCTTCGCATCGCCATGCTCCAGGCTTCCATCGGCCTGCTGCCGGCTGACGGTATCGTGATGAACGCGCTCAATTGGGCAATGATCGAACTGACCAAGACGACGGACGGCGCGTACCTGTTCGCCAATCCGACCGGTCAGGTCGCGGCGCGTCTGTGGGGTCTGCCGGTCATCGCGACCCCGGCCATGACGGCGGGTGACTTCCTGGTGGGCAACTTCGCCCTGGGTGCCACCGTGTATGACCGCATGGGCGTGGAAGTGCTTATCTCGACTGAGAACGTCGATGACTTTGAGCGCAACCTTGCGACCATGCGCGCCGAGGAACGCGTTGCCATCGCTGTGAAGCGTCCGCAGGCGTTCATCAAGGGCACCTTCACCACCGCTCTTGCCGACGTAACGGCGTAACGTAACTAACGGGGCGGCAGAACACGCCGCCCCGTTTCGCAACACCGCTTCAAACCCCCATCAACCGGAGTAGAGCAATGAAAATCGAACTGACCACTTCCGCGATCATCGGCACCAACCAGAACCCGCAGCCTGCGGGCAATGTCGTGGAAGTCGATGAAGCCGAAGGCAACGCGCTGGTGGCGTCGGGCTACGCGAAGGAAACCCGCAAGGCTGTTACGAGCCAGGGCGAAACGCTCGACGCGCTGAACGACGCGAACCGTCTCCCTGCCGGCACCGTGGATCACGAAGGCAACGCCGTGACCACTGCGACCGACAACGCGGCGCGCAACACCGAAGCGAACGCGGGCGGCACCAAGCGTGCTGGCCAGCCGACCGAACGCAAGTAAGGCACGACGATGAAACTGATTACGCTTGAGCAGGCGAAGCAACACCTACGCGTAGACGGAGACGCCGAAAACGCACTGATCGAAGTGTATGCAAACGCTGCGGAACGCTTGGTGGCTGAGTATGCCAACCGTAATCTCTACCCCAACGCAGGGGCGCTTGTCACTGCGTTGGGTTCTATTTCTGCGAACGTCAATGAGGCATACGCCAACTATGACGTTGCGCGACTCGCGGCCGATTCCGTGACGCACCCCGGCGAGCGAGACTTTGCTCGCGGCGCGGCGGTCATGGAACTCGACATGCGGATGGCAGAGGCGCGGCGCACGCGGCACGGCATCGTGGCCACGGACGACATCATCGCGGCGATCCTGCTGACGCTGGGGACGCTCTACGGGAACCGCGAAGACGTTAGCGAGGCGAGCGCGCGGGAAATCCCGCTCAACGCCCGTTGGATCATGGACAACCATCGGATGCTCGCGCGATGAGCCTCAACGCCGGCAAGCTCAACCGTCGCATACGCATCAGCAAGCGTGTAACGACGCTGGACGCGCTCAATCAGCCGTCCGATACGTGGGAGACGCACGGCCTGTATTGGGCGGATGTGCGCGCTCCCACGGGGCTTGGCGTCATCAAGAGCGGTGCGGCCGGCGTGGACGTTGACATCAACGCGTACAGTATCCGTCTGCGCTTCGTGCGCGGCATCGACGCTGGCATGCGCGTGGAGTTGCTGGACGAACCCGGTGTCTATTTCAACATCCAGTCCGTGCGCAGCGACTACGCGCGCCGGGAGTGGACCGACCTCGTTACAGCGGTTGGCGGAAACGATGGCTAACGGCAGCAGCTTCGACGTTACTGACGCGATAGCGGGCCTGGATCGGCTCAGCAATGATGTGCGGGAAAAGCTGGCGCGCACGATGGCCTATCGCGGCGGCGAAGTGATCCAAAAGGAAGCGCGTTTGCGCGTGCCATCCAAGTTCGCTGGCGAATACAACCCCAAGTCGCGCGGCTCCCACGCTGCCGGCAAGCTGCGCGATTCGATTTACGTCGCGCGCAACAAGCGGTCAACCACATCAACATCGTTCGTCTACAGCGTGTCGTGGAATTCAACCGATGGCAGTCCCAACAACGCGTTTTGGGGCAGGTTCATCGAATTCGGTTGGTACATGCGATACGCGTGGTTCGTTGACAAGAACGGCATGTACCACACGATCAAGAGCCGCGAGTTGGCTGAGCCGATCCGTGTTCCAGCAACGCCCTTCCTGGGACCGGCGTATGACGCCAAGTTGCAGGATGTCCGTCGCGTTATGATCCAGACGGGCCGAGACGAATTGCCCAAACTGCTGAGCATGGCCACATGAACATCAAGAGTGAACTGACGACGCTGATCCAGGCCGCGACCGGGCTTGTCGTGCATTGGGATACGACGCCGGAAGGCTTCATGCCGCCTGCGGGCGGTTTCATCGTTGCGCAGCAGATTGGCGGCGAACGCGAGTGGTACGTGGAGCGCGACACGCCCAAGAGCCACAACCATGCGCGCATCCAGTTCGTTTGCTACGCGAAGCGCCGCCTTGACGTTGATGCGATTGCCTGGAACGTGGAGAACACGATTCGGCTGAGCAACCTGCTGGCGCAACCCTACGGCGCACCCATCGACGGCTATGAAAGCGCATTGGGCCTGCGGACCACCCTGCAACAGTTCGGCTTTCAGGTGCCTGTATAACGGACGGGTGACGTAGCGGTACAATCAGCCACCCACTGCCCGTGTGCGTGGCATCCAACCATCTGTAGGGAGAATCACCATGAGTTCCCGTTTTATCAACGGTGCAAAGTACGCCGTCTCGACCTCGCTTGGTGCTGCCGTTGCTATCACGGCGCTCACCAATGCCGAGCCTGCTGTCGCCACCACTGCCACGCCGCCTGCTGATGGCGCTGTGGTGCTTCTCGCTTCCGGCTGGACCGAACTCAACGAGTCCGTCGTCCGTGCCGATGCGCCGGGTGCCAACGCGTTCACGCTGGAAGGCATCGACACCGCTGACATCGTGCGTTTCCCGGCCGGCGAAGGCATCGGTGCCTACCGCACGGTGGGTGGTTTCGTTTCGCTCTCCCAGGTCCGCGACGTTGCGACCGAGGGCGGCGAGCAGAACTATTTCACGTATCAGTACGTGGAAGACCAGGGTGGCCGTCAGCGTCAGAAGCCGACCTTCAAGTCGCCCATGACCACGACGATCACGCTCGACTACGATCCGAACCTTCCGTGGTACGACACGCTGCGTGACCTCGACCGTCTCAAGGGCGTGGTTGTGCTGCGCGAGACGCTGCCGAACGGCGATGTCATTTTCTACGTCGGCTCCATTGCGTTCAACGGCGTGCCGTCGAAGACGATCAACGAGAACATGACGGTTGTCGCGTCGTTCTCGCTCCAGGCTGAACCCATCCGTTACGCTGCCGCGTAATTCCGTCAACGATCTATCACCCGAGTAGACCGCCATGCTTACCCGTAACGTAAATCCGATCATCCCCGTCGCGTTGACCCTGACGCGTAACGGGGCCGAACCCGTCAAGTTCAATGTCAACTTCCGCAACATGCGTACGTCCGAAGTGCAGGCGATGTTTGCCGACGAATCTCTGACGCTCGCAGATGTGGTGTTGCGCCTTGTCGATTCCTGGGAAACGGAATTTCCGCTGGATGCGGAAGGTCTGAAAGACATGGAAGACATTCACCCCGGCTTGGCCAAGGGGATTCTTTCGGCGTTCGGTGACGCGCGGCAGGTGGCAGTCGAAAAAAACTGAGGGAGTCGGTGGACGTTCTGTATTGGCGTCCACCGACCGACTCTGATCTGCTAGCAACACCCTGGTACAAGCCCGAGGATTTCCCTGCACCGAATGCTGATGTATGGGACGAGAATTGGGACATCATGCAGTTGTTCGTCCGCTTCTCAACGCAATGGCGAGTTGGAATGTCCGGTCCCGTGTCCCTTGACTACACGATCTTTATTGGCGCGTTGGAGCGCAAGGGCTACACGGGCGACGCATTCGATGAGGCACTGGACAAGTTGGCAGTAATCGAAGCGCAAGCTCTTTACAACATCAACAAAAAGTGACCCCGCTACGGCGGGGTTTGCTTTGGAGAAATCACGATGTCTGATGCACTTGGTACTGCCCGCGTAGACCTGGTAGTCAACACCGATTCGTTTATCGCGTCGGTGGATCGCGCCAAGTCGAAGTTGACCGGGTTGGGCGATGAGGCGCAGGCCGCGTTCAACAAGTCCGATGAGAAGTCGAAGCGCGCTGCGGTGTCGCTCGCGCGCTATGTCGAATTGATGGGCAAGGGTGCGCTGGAAACGCGGCTGTTGCAGTCGGCGTTCCGTGGCATCGACACGACCGTGCTTGCGGAACTTGAGAAGCGCGCGGTTGGCGTACAGCACGGCATTGACAGTGCGAAGCGTGCCGCACAGGAATTTGAAGCAACTACCGCATTCCAGACCCAGGCGGCTGCGGCGCGTGAGTTGGTCCGTGCCAGCGAGTACGTGCGCTTTTGGGAAGACGCGCTTCAAGACGCCGACCGGGCGCAGACGAAGCTTGCCAGCCAGCGCAGTTTCATCAATAGCTTGCAGCAGCAGGCAATTGCGATCAACAAGACGAAATCCGAACTGCTGGAAATGAAAGCAGCGGAAATGGGCGTAACGGCCGAAGCCGCACCGTTCATTGCTCAGCTTAGGGCGCAAGAGCGTGCGCTTATGGCTACGTCGCGCGAACTCAACAAGTACGGCATGTCCGCCAAGGAAATGCAGTTTGCGTTGCGTGGTGTTCCGGCGCAGTTGACTGACATAACGGTATCGCTCGCTGGTGGCCAGAACCCACTGATGGTGCTGTTGCAGCAGGGCGGGCAGCTTCGCGACATGTTTGGTGGTCTGCGGCCGGCGTTCAGTGCGCTTGCAAGTTCGGTTGCCGGGTTAATTAACCCCTTTACGCTCGCGGCTGGTGCCGTCGCTGCGTTGGTCGCTGTGCAGGTATCTGTTGAGAGCGAAGCGAACAAGCTCAATCAGGCATTGATTCTTAGCGGCAACGCTGGCGGTCAGACCGCTGAGTCGATGCGTGATCTTGCCGAGAGCATATCGGAAGTTGGCACGGGTTCAACCGGGCAGGCTCTTGACGCGCTGCGCATGATCGTGGAAGGCGGCAAGGTTGCTATCGGCATGCAGGGCGAAGTCGCTGCCGCAGCCGTGGCCATGAGCAACGCCACGGGGCAGGAACTTTCCGAAGTCATTGCGAAATACAACGACATCGGCCGTGATCCGGTGGCTGCGTTGCAGTCGTTGGGTGCAGCACATGGTTTTGTCACACAAGAAATCTACAAGCAGGTTGTGCAGTTAGACGAGCAGGGCGACCGTGCTGGTGCTGCCGCCGTGCTTATGGCTGCGTATGCTGCCGATCAAAAGCGCGACGCTGCCGAAATCAAGGAAAAGCTTGGTTTGGTGACGGGCGCGTGGGACGCGATCAAGGAAGGCACGCGCAAGGCGCTGTCGGAAGCGAAGACGTATTTCGTCAATGCTGATCGCGATGCCAAGACGTTCTTTGAGAACGCCAAGAAATACGCAGCAGGCTTTACCAACCTGATGGGCGGCGGCGGGCCTATGGGCGCGTACGGTTACGTTGCTGGCTTGGGGCAGGCTCCCGGTGCCGGCACGGGTGCCAACGCACCAGGACCGTTGCCCGGTGTCGGCAAGGGATTGACGCCCGAGCAGTCACGCTTGCGTGCCGAGTACGACATTTTGCGCAGGGGCAATCAGACGCGCCAAGAGCGTCAGAAAATTGAAGAAGGCTTGCTGGAAACGGCACGCAAGCAAGGTGCTATTACTGCCGAAGAATACAAGACCGAACTGGCGCGGTCGCGCGCAGCATTTGCTGCTGCGTCGCCCAAGGGTCCGAAGCCGAAAAAGCCGCCTAGCACTCGTAGCGTGGACAACGCCGATCTGCGCGCCGATCTGGACGCCATTAGGCAGACGTTGCAGATTGAGCAGGATGCGATTGCCAACAGCCGTCGTGTCACGGAAGCGGAATTCAACGCAAAGCAGATCAGCGTTGAGGAATACTACCGTCGCACGCGTCAGGCGATGGAAGGTGATGCGCAGTTGCAGGAACGCGCGATTGTGCAGCAGCTTGAAGTGCTGCGTGGTCGCAAGGCGTCGGGCGCTGACGCCATCAACATCACCAAGCAGATCGCTGCTGCGGAAGCGGAACTTACGCGCGCTCGCGCCAAGGCGACGACTGATCTTGATGTCCTGGCGAAGCAAGAGCAGGACGTTTACCGTCAGCGCGAGTTGGCCTACAAGGAATTCCAGTCGGGGCTTGCCGAAGTCACGCTTGGCATCGAGCGCGACACCAAGGCGCAAATCCTTCGCGTCACTGTGGGCCAGAAAGCCTACGAGACGGAAATGGCACTCGCGGAAGTCTACGAGCGCACGCGGCTTGCGTTGAAGGCGCTCAACGAGGAACGCGAGCGCAGCAACATGTCGCCCGCCGATTTTGAGCGGCGCAAGCGTGACATTGAGCGGTCCCAGGAAGACCAATTGGAAGCCGTACGCAGGGGTCGCGCTGCGGTGGCGATTGAGCAGGGCGAATGGCTCAACGGCCTGACCACGGGCATACAGGATTGGATCGACGCGCAAAGCGATGTCGCGGGGTCGATCCATAGCATCACGACCAAGGCGCTTGATAGCACGGCTGACGCGCTCGCTAACTTCGTGGCAACCGGCAAGCTGGAATGGCGCGATCTGCTGTCGTCCATTCTGAAAGACATCCTGCAATTCATGGCCAAGCAGGTTGTGATGCAGTTTGCGCAGCAGTTCCTTACCGGTTTTCTTGGTAACGGCGCGGGCGCATCGACAAGTCAGGTTGGCAGCGGTCAGGATTTTGGCAATTACGCAGCCAAGGGTGCGTACTTCGCGGGCGGTGAAGCCAATTTCTTCGCCAAGGGTGGCGCGTTCACCAACAGCATCGTCAACCGTCCCACGGGCTTCAAGTTCGGCAAGGGTGGCCAGTTCGGTGTCATGGGTGAAGCGGGGCCGGAAGCGATCATGCCGCTCAAGCGTGGCCCTGACGGTTCGCTTGGTATCCAGTCGCACGGCAAGAGCGGTGGCGGCAACACCGTGACAGTCAACGTCACCACCGTGGTCAACAGCGATGGCACTGCGTCCAGCAAGACGGACATGCAGGGCGATGAGGCGCGGTTGTACGCGAAATTTGGCGAGGAAATGCGCAACATTGCCGAACAGCATTTGCAGCGGTCGCTGATGCCGAACGGAACGCTGTATAACGCTGGCATTACATCGGGAGCATAAGACATGCCGCAGACTTTTACTTGGCGAGTGCATGCCGACGCGTCGGGTAGCGGCACCTTTGGTGTCAATACGGCGCAGTTCGGTGATGGCTATTCGCAGCGCGTGCAAAAGGGTATCAACAACGAGTCGCAGTTGTGGTCGGTCACGGTGGCTGGCTTCAAGCCGGAAGTCATGCCCGTGCTGAACTTCATTCGTGCGCATGAGGGTGCTGTCGCGTTCTACTGGACGCCGCCGCTGGGCGAACGCGGCCTGTACGTCTGCGGCACCTACACGCCGCGCGATCAAGGGGGTGGGCTTTACACGCTCACTATGGAATTCATGCAGGTTTTCGATAACGTGGGTTCGCCGTAATGGTGATGATGACGCCCGTCAATCCTGTTAACCCGATCAACAGCCAGGTTCAAAAGCTGGAGCCGGGTGCGCTTGTCCAGCTTTACGAACTGGACGCCACGCTCATTGGTGGCGGCATCCTGCGGTTCCATTCCATGCACGCCGCCGAAATCATGTGGCAGGGCGTGGAGTACGCACCGTGGCCGATCAACGCGGAAGGCTTTGAGCGCACGGGCGCGCAGCAGCCTGCGCCGCGTGTCCAGGTGGGCAATGTCGATGGCAGCATTTCGGTGCTGTGCCTGTCCTTCGATGACATGGTAGGCACCACGTTTATTCGGCGTCGCACGTTTGAGCAGTACCTTGACGGCCAGCCGACTGCCGATCCAACTGCGGAGTTCGCACCGGAAGTGTGGTTCGTGGATCGCAAGGTTTCGGAAACGCCCGAAGTTGTCGAATTTGAACTGGCGTCCGTGCTTGACTTCCGTGGCCTGCGCCTACCGGGCCGGCAGATCATTGCGAACCAATGCACCTTTGTGTATCGCGGCGATGGCTGCGCTTACATGGGACCGCCCGTAGCTGACGCCCTGGACAACCCTACGAGCGACCCCGCCTTGGACCGCTGCGGCAAGCGTCTGTCGTCGTGTAGGATGCGCTTGTGGCCTGACGGTATTCTCAACTACGGCGCGTTTCCTGCGGCCGGATTGGTGCGGACATGAACAACGAAACTCTTGCCGAATTCAAAGCGCATGCCGTTGCGGAATATCCGCGCGAGGCGTGCGGCTTCATCGTCGTGGTGCGTGGTCGCGAGCGGTTCGTTGCTGCCCGCAACGTGGCAGAGAAACCGGGCGATCAGTTCGTCATTCCCGCCGAGGATTATTCCATTGCTGCGGACCTGGGCGAAATCGTAGCGGTGCTGCATTCGCATCCGAACATGCCGCCGACGCCAAGCCCTGCTGATCTTGTGTCGTGTGAGAACACCGACCTTGAGTGGATCATCGTCAACGTGCAGCGCGACCACACGGGCGAAGTGGTCTGCGGCGACACGCACACATTCCGCCCGAGCGGTTACAAAGCGCCGCTGGTGGGACGCGTGTTCACGCATGGCGTGCTGGATTGCTACGCGCTCTGCCGCGACTACTACGTGCGCGAGCATGGTTTGGATATTCCAGACTTCCCGCGCGACGATGAGTGGTGGAACAAGGGCCAGAATCTCTATCGCGATCAGTTCGCGTCGGTCGGGTTCCGCGAAATCACGCGCGAGCAGTTGAAGCCCGGTGATTCGATCCTCATGGCGATCCGCTCGCCCGTGGAGAACCACGCCGCGATCTACCTGGGCGATGGTTTGATCCTGCATCATCTGCATGGCCGGATGTCCAGCCGCGACTACTACGCGAGCTACTTCCAGGAATGCACCACCACGTACCTGCGGCATGAGGCACTGAACAATGACTGATGAAGTCCGCACCATCCGTCTCTACGGTAAGCTGGGAAGCCGGTTCGGCCGCGTGCATCAGATGGCCGTTGAGAGCATGGCCGAAGCCATCCGTGCGCTCTCCACGTTGCTTCCCGGCTTCTCTGCGTACATGACGCAGGCAAAGGACCGTGGAGAGGCGTACGCCGTCTTCTACGGGCGTCGCAACCTGTGCGTAGAGGAATGCGCCGGTCCCGCGCCGGAAGGCGTGGACATCCGCATAGCGCCGGTCATCATGGGCGCGAAGAAACAGGGTTGGGGCAGCATCATCGCGGGCGCGATCCTCATTATCGTGGGCTACGCGCTTTCCGGTTACACGGGCGGCGCGTCGATGATCCTGGTGAAGTACGGTTGGGGCTTGGTGATCGGCGGCGTCGTGCAGTTGCTCACGCCAACGCCCAAGACCGACAAGCCGGCTGAGCGCACCGAGAACACACCCGGTTACGCATTCAACGGCCCCATCAATACGCAGGCGCAAGGGCATCCGGTGTCCGTACTGTACGGCGAGTTGATCGTGGGCAGCGCAGTGCTTTCCGCAGGCATCAGCGTGGTCGATCAAGCCATCGTCCCGGCTGGTGGTGGCGGCGGCGATCCGTCGAAGTGGGGCGGCGGCTCCGCACCGTGGCATCTGGAATGGGTGACTCAAGTCCAATGAACAATCTAATTCGCGGCAGTGGCGGAAAGAGCGGCGAAGAAAGCCGTTCACCCATCGAAGCACCAGACAGCCTGCGCAGCGTCGCGTTTGCGCGCGTGCTTGACCTTGTGAGCGAGGGCGAGATTCAGGGGTTCGCCAATGCCGAGCAACCGCTTACGTGCATCTATTTCAACGAGACTGCTGTCGCCAACATCGACAACACCCTGAACTTCAAGAACCTGCAAATCGAGTTCCGTTCCGGTACGCAGACGCAGGGCTACATCAAGGGCTTTGACTCTACGGAGAATGAGATTGGCGTCGGCGTGGAGTTGAAGCACGACACGCCCTGGACGCAGCAGATCAGCAACATCAACATTGACGCCGTGCGCATCCGACTGAGCGTGCCGGCGCTGAGCCTTGTTGACACCGAGACGGGCGACACCAAGGGCTACAGCATCCAGTACGCCATCGACCTGAACACCAATGGCGGCGGTTTCGTACAGGTGTTCCGCAGCGCGTTCACCGGCAAGAGTTCCAGCAAGTACGAGCGCACGCACCGCATTGAGTTGCCGCCGTCGCCTACTGGCTGGCAGGTCCGTGTGCGCCGCATCACGTTCAACACGGATGCCGGCAACATCCAGGACATGACCATTGTCGAGTCCTTCGCGGAAATCGTTGACGTAAAGCTGCGCTACCCGATGTCCGCTGTCGTGGCCGTGACCATCGACGCCGAGCAGTTCAACAACATCCCGTCGCGTGCGTACCGGCTCAAGGGTCGCATCATCCGCGTGCCGAGCAACTACGATCCGGTGACGCGGCTCTATAGCGGCATCTGGAATGGCACCTTCAAGCCGGCGTACAGCAACAACCCGGCGTGGGTGTTCTACGACATGGCGACCAACAAGCGGTACGGCTTGGGTAAGCGCGTGCCGGAAAACTTGATTGACAAATGGGCGCTCTACGCAATTGGCGTCTACTGCGATGAGTTGGTGCCGGATGGTTTCGGTGGAACGGAGCCGCGCTTTACCTGCAATATCTATCTGCAAACGCAAGCCGATGCGACGCGTGTCATGCAGGATTTGGCCACCGTGTTCCGTGGCATCCAGTACGTGTCGGGCGCAGCGTTGACGGCGGTTGGCGATATGCCGCAGGACGCGATCTACACGTACACGCGCGCCAACGTCATCGACGGGCGTTTCACCTACGCTGGCAGCAGCCAGAAAGTGCGGCACACGACTGCGCTGGTAACGTGGAACGACATGAACAACTTTGGCCGCGCCAAGGTTGAGTACGTCGAGGATGAGGAAGGCATCGCGCGCTACGGCGTGCAGCAGACCGAAGTGGTCGCGATGGGCTGCACTTCGCGCGGGCAGGCACGCCGCCTGGGGCGCTACATCCTGGCCACCGAACGCTACGAGACGGACACGATCACTTTTGAAGTGGGGCTTGACGGCACCATCGTTGCGCCGGGTTCCATCATCGCCGTGTCCGATCCGCTGCGTGCAGGCCGGCGCATGGCGGGACGCATCGCGGGCGGCACTGCCAGCGTGTTGAAGGTCGATCAGTTGCCCGAGAACGTCGCGTTCGGTGACAAGCTGACGATCATCCTGCCGTCAGGCATGCCGCAGATGCGCATTGTCACGACGGTCAACGCGCTGACGCGCGAGATTACTGTCAGTGCGCCATTCTCCGACGCGCCGCAAGTCAATTCCGTGTGGCTTGTCGAGACGCTGAACGTCAACGCGCAGACCTATCGCGTTATCTCCGTTGCCGAAAAGGAACAGACCAAGTACGTCATCACGGCGTTGCAGCATGTCCCCGGCAAGTACGATTACGTCGAGTTGGACATTCCGATTGACGAGCCGCCGATCAGTGACAGCGATGCTGTGCTGCGCGCTCCGACGTTTGTCACCTTGCAGAATGCCGTGCAATACAGCCACGACACGGCGCACAACGTCATCACCGCATCGTGGGAGAACGTGCCGGGTGCGACGAAGTACGACATCCAGTGGCGCAAGAGTGATGGCGCGTGGACGGCACCGATCCGCAAGAGTGAGAACACCGACGATTGGGAAGGTGCGTTCGCGGGCAGCTACATCGTGCGCGTCGCGCCAGTGAATGCGCGTGGCATCGTCGGCAAGCACGCTACGTCCGAGCAGATCACGGTGGGCGATCCGGTATTGCCGATTGTAAACTTGGCGATCAATGACGGCGTGGTCATCGTTGACTGCCGTTTCGCGCAGTTCCGTTTGCTGCTGGACGAAGACGTTACGCTGGTGCTGTTCACCAACGTCGCGCCGCAAGACACCATCCTCATCGAAGTCACGATGGGCGGCAACGGCATGCACACGATGGCGCTTGGCTCAAGCGTCGTGCCGATTGACGGCTTGCCGTACGTGCCGACCGCTGCTGTAGGCGCTACGGATGTGCTGGGCCTGACCACCACGAACCAGGGCGGCACATGGCGCATGGCGTTGCAGAAAGCCTTTGGCGGCGGCACGCCGCTGACCGCTACGATCACGCCTGATCCAATCTCCGCGTCGCATGTGAGCGCGCCTAGTGCTCCAGTCACAGTGACGATGGCGGGCGGCACAGGTCCGTACACGGCGATTTGGTCGCGTACCGACGACACCCCTGGCACCACGTTCCTTATCGCCAACGGAAATACGTTAACGCCGACGCTTTCGATGCCGGCTGGCGACACCTACGCGTACATGGCGCAGACATGGGCTGTGCTGGTTACGGATACCGCTACCGGCTTCGTTGCGCAGGCGTCCGTCAACGTCATCTTTGAGCGCACGCCGGCTGACGGTGGTGGCGAGACGGGCGTATTCCAAGCCAGCATCAATGGTGACTTCTACGGTTCGTGCCATGCTACGGGCGGCAATCCCTGTTCGCCCGCGACCACGGTTACGGCAAGCCCCATCGGCGGCACCGCGCCCTTTACGTATCAGTGGGCGCGTGTTGATGGCGCGGGCGGTGCAAACTTCATGGCCGACAATCTTACGTACGCCAGCGTCACGTTCTACATGGGCAATGCGTCGTCCAACCTTGGGCGCACGCAGACATGGGAATGCACGATCACTGATGCGGAGAACTTGGTTGCGAAGGGGTTGGCGGAAATCACGCTGGAACGGACCAATGACGCATGAGCAAGGCATCAGTCCGTGGCATGTTCATGCTGCTGGGTGGCGGCGCAGCGTACATCGGTGGCTGCGTGCTGCTGACGGAAGACGGCGTTGCGCTGCTGACTGAAAGCGGCGTGCAGTTGCACCTTGAGCAATGCCCTGGCGATGCTGTCGATCCATGCCCGAACTACACGAAGCCCGCAAACAATGCGGTCAATGTCACTTTGGATCAACCAATCGCCCGACTGGACGCCAACGGCGTGAACATCACCATCTGTGAGGAAATTCAATGAGCGGCACGATCAGCGGCGTCAGTAATCCCCCAGGCTGCCGCGTCGTGGTGCTTACCGACGCGGGCGGCGTGTTCGTCGCGTCTACGATAAGCCACGCCACAACAGGTGCGTTCTCGTTTACGTCGATCCCTAACGGCAATTACGCTGTCGTGTTCTTGGATGTGCAGGGGACGTTACGTGGGCGCATTGCGCATACCAACGTCAATGTCATAACGCCTGTGACTAGCGTTTCGCATTTGCCGCTTAGCGCCGATCTTACAGACACGCGCGGCCTGGTGTGGCAGGCGATGAATGGTGCGGCGGTCAGTGGCGGCAAGCTGGTATTGAGCGGCGCGAACTGGATCAAGACCACTGGCAACGTCACGGCTTTTGACATCGGGCAAGGTGAACGGGAAACCGCTGTTGAATTTTGTGTCGAAGCGTTCGTTACCGTTAGTGTCCGTGCGGAAGCCCCGGTGTTTGCGAAGTGGGGCAATGGCGGCACTTCGTATTTCTTTGGCTTTAACGAAGTTGGAAAGCCCGTGATGTACTACACGCGGGCAATCAACAACCTGGGGCAATACATCATAGGCACTGCGGTTGCTCCACTTGGCAGCGAGTTCCACGTTGCGTTCTATAGCAAGGGAGAATATTTTTACGTTGCCATTAACGGCGTGCCGGAACCGATGGGGTACTCATTCGGCTTTCTTACTACCAATCAACCCAACACCATTGGCGCGATCAATGGCGGCGGTTCGTATTTCAAGGGTGCGATCCGCGACGTACGCGTACACAACGACAAGTCGATTTATGGCAGCACGAATTTCACCCCGCCTAGCCCGCCACTTGGCGACTAGCGACACAGGAGCGTACAAGTGGGCGACAAGATCAGCCAATTGCCGCAACTCGCCAACGGTCAGCACGTTGAAAACGACGATCTGATTCCCGTTGTAGTTGATGGCGTGACCATGCGTGTCAGCCGTACGCAGTTGTTGCGCAACGCGCACTTCCAGTCGGGATTCGCTGCGTTTGGCGACCATCCGGTTGACTACTACTTTTGGAACTACACGTATCCGAATGGCAACAGCTACATCACGCTCAACAAGACCACTGCCGACAATGACGCGTCGCATGTGTTCTGTCAGGGTGGCCGTGCAAAATGGGAAGTGGGCGCAACCACGGAAGACCCCGGTGCATCGCCGCGATACCACATCAAGAAAGTTCGCAACCCGACATCCAACCCAGCGGACGATCAGTTCATTGACCTGTTCATCACTGACTATGACAGCGAAACGCTTTGGGTTGTTACCAAGCTTGGTATAGGCGGCGTGCCGCAAGAAAAGCTGCATGTCATCCAGACCAACGTAACGAGCGGGCGACTCATCGCGCAGCTTGAGAACTACAACAATACCGGCAGCGGCTCGCAGTCAACGGCCTGGGTCTTCAAGGGTGCGTCGGGCGGCGTGAGTTGGGTGTTTGGTAATGACTTGGGGGAGAATGGCGGCAACAACTGGTTTATTTCGCCGTACAACGGTGGCATCAGCATGTTCGGCACCGCACATGGCGTAGCGGTGGGCGGAACTACGGTTGAATCCACCGAAGCATTCCGTGTCGATTCAACCACGGGCGGCTTCCTCATGCCGCGCCTTACCACTGCGCAGCGTGACGCAATGGGTGGCAAGAACAGTGGCTTGATGATCTTTAACATCACCACCGGTACGCACGAATACTGGAGCGGTCCCGACGCAGCGTGGAAGACATTGGGTGGCGGCACGGGTGGTACGGGCGGCACGGGTCCGACGTACGTTGCAGCGACCGAATCGTCCGACGGTTTGATGTCGGCTGCTGACAAGACGAAGTTGAACACGGTTGCGCCCAACGCAAACAACTACGTGCCGCCTAGCACTTGGCCGGCAACGATGATCGCGGAAGACGCCACGCATCGTTTCGCAACGGACGCCGAGAAGTCAGCGTGGAACGGCAAAGCGTCTGCTGCCGACATCGCGACCGCGAGTACCGCAGATCGGGCGCGTGCAAACCACACGGGTACTCAGCCTGCGTCCAGCATCGACCAAGACACCGCGCGACGTTTCGTTAGCGACGCTGAGATTGCGTACTGGAACGGCAAGCAGTCGCCCGCCACCACGCTTGCCGGGTACGGCATTGGCGATGCGATGACGGCCACTGCGATCAACAATGCGTTGGCTGCAAAGCTCAATTCGTCTGCGGTCAGCGCGTACGGCTTGACGCTCATTGATGACGCTGATGCCCCTACGGCCCGTGCGACGCTGGGCCTGGGTACGGCGGCGACCACTGCTGCGAGTGCGTACGCAACCGCAGCGCAGGGAACCAAGGCTGACAATGCGCTTCCTGCTGCTAGCGTCAGCGCGTACGGCTTGACGCTGGTTGATGATGCCGACGCCGCTACGGCCCGCGCGACGCTGGGCCTGGGAACCGCTGCAACAACTGCTGCGAGTGCCTACGCCACCGCTGCACAAGGTACGAAGGCTGACAACGCGCTTCCGTCTGCCAGCGTGTCCGCGTTCGGCCTCACGTTGATTGATGACGCTGATGCTGCAACCGCTCGCGGCACGCTGGGCCTGGGTACGGCTGCAACCACTGCTGCGAGCGCATACGCAACCGCTGCGCAGGGCGCGAAGGCTGACACTGCGGTACAACCTGCTGCGTTGTCGAGCTACCAACCGCTTGACCAACAACTGACCGATCTTGCGGCGCTTGTCTATACGGGCAACGCCGGCAAGGTGGTGAAGGTCAACGCGAGCGGCACGGGTTGGGAAGTGTCAACCGACCTTACCGGTAGCGGTGGCGGTGCGCCTGCCGGTGCTGCTGCCGAAGTTCAGTATCGCGCGAACGCAACCACATTTGGCGCGGCGGCACGCACCCTGGTTGACGCCAATGGCGATCTGATCGGAATGGACGCCACCACCGTGGCTACGCCTGCGGTGGCGGGTGGTACGCGCTTCATGCGCAACATCGCCAATCGTCGGCATGGCGCTGTGATTTCACCTAACGGCTGGGACTACACGCAGCAGCCGCACATTGGCCGCAATCAAATCGTGCAGTGGATCGCGTTGGGTACGGGTGGCACGCCTACTGCAATCGGCATGTCTGCCCCGACCGGGCTTGGCACTGGCACTGGCACCACGCCGAGCGCCACCAATCGCTATGGTCGCATCAAGCGCACCGAGTATTTGATTACCGTCGCCGCAGCGGGTGCGGTGTCAGGCTTGCATACAGGTGGTGCAACCAACAACCGGTGGACGCGTGGCAATGGCTCCACGGACGGCGGGTTCTTCCACATTTTCCGTGGCGGGCCTGCGACGGGCGTTGCGGGTAACACTGCGCATCGTTTCGCAATGGGCATGTCTGCCAACGCGGCTGCACCGACCGACGTAAACCCGTCAACCATCGTCAACAGCATTTTGCTTGGGTATGACTCTGCCGATACGCAGTGGCAGATCATCAGCCACAACGGTACGGGGGCTACCAAGGCTCCTTTGGGTGTCAACTTCCCCAAGCCGACTGCTGACCGCGCTTCGCTCTTGGAACTCACGCTTTACTGCGCGCCTAGCGATACGGTTGTCTACTACCAAGTCCAGGACATCATTTCGGGGGCAATCGTGTCGGGAACTATTGCTAGCATCGCCCTGCCGGCTGCAACGACGTTCATGGGGCCGCGCATGTATCACAGTGCGGGCGGGGCCAACACGGTGTCAGGCGTGTCGTTCGTGGCCATGTACATCGACACCGAGTTCTACTGAGTCCCATAAGAAAACCCCGCACCGTGGGGGGGGACGGTGCGGGGTTCCAGGGATGTCGCAACCGGGGAGAGTCCGACGCGGCAAATGTTAGAGGGGACGACGTTGGTTTGTCAACCGGAACCACCCGAGAACCGAGTTGCCAACGCCGCCCCCAAGTCGATACCCATACGCTCGCACAGGTCAAGAATCCGTAACGTAGCGTCTGCCAGGGCATCCGGCAAGCCCGTGCCGTGCATGGCGTGCCTATCGACGCCGCGCCCTATGGTCATCTGCACGCGATTGAGCGTGGTGATTATTTCTATTTCCGACACGCTGCTGGCCAACAGGTCCGTCTTGAAGTGCGGCAGCTTCGTGTACGCATTGGCCATGCGCTGCAACTCTGCGATGTGCAACTCAACGTAGGTCCGGTCCTGCTGTTGCTGGCTGAGACGGCTCATTGTGCTTTCTTCCTTTTGTCGTAGGTCTTGCGGTCGATTTCGTACGCTTGATCGTCGCCCGTGTAGTCACGCATGTCGCTCACGAGTGTGATCCATATTGAATCGCTCTCTGCGTGGTGCCAGTAACGCACCGGAATGCCGATGTCGGCCAGCATTTCCATAGCAACGGCTTGATACTTGCCATAGTCGATGTCGGTCGGGCATTCGGTCGGCAGTTCCATGCACGGCATCGCACCGTCGCTGCCAGCCACCTTGCTGGCACCCTTGACGTAGCGGATCACGCCGCCATTGGTGCTGTAGTACCAACGCACAGCCTTGCCAAGATAGACGGGCATACCATCCATGAAGTTGACACCCTTGCCTTCCGTGAAGCCGAGCGCCGGCCAATATTCGCCACCACCCTTAACCTGACGGACCACCACGAATTTGCGGATGTCCTTGCACTGGCTGATCGTCTGCCACGGATCGGTGCCGTCCTTGAGATAGGCAATAACCGCATCGCCGCAGATTTCCTTGTCGGGGGTCTTGCCCTGGGGGCCGCTCAAAACGCCGCCCTGCTGGAACACGCCCTTGCGCTTGACCTTGCCATCCGTGGTGATCGCGACGTAGTTGTTGACATCGCGAAAGTGGATGCTGCGGTAATGCGTGTATTCCATTTCAAGCCCGGTGCGTTTCTCCCACCACTCCACGTTGCTGCGCGCTATCGGGGCGAGCATGCGTGGCACGCGAAGCACGATGCCATCGGTGTTGGCGCTCACAACCTGGATGCCGCTCAGTTCCATCATTTCGATGAGCATGAGCAAATCAAGCTGGCCGGTCATGGTCACGCGAATGCCAAGCTCCGGTGCGTAGAGCGGCGCGCTGTACTTGGAGAACAGCTTGCCGAACGTGCCGTTGAGGAAAATCTTGAGTCCGTCAGCCGAAGTCTTCGCGTCAACGTATAGCTGCCGCGTTTCTTCGTCTTCGATGTATTTCATCAAGTGTTCCAGGCGCTCCGCTTCCGCTTTGTCCTTCAAACGCGTGTCGTAGAACTCACGGTAGATTTTGAGGAACGCGGGGCCAACCTGCGTGGGGAACATGCCCATCGTCAGGATCAGCGAGGGGTAGTAGCTTTTAACGTCAACGTCCCACAACTCGTAGGCGTCGTCGGCGTAGTAGCCAACGCCAGATTCCTGCGAGTGCAGACCGCCGATGCCAAGCTTGTAGGTGGCTTGGCCGATGCGAATGGATGTCTGCTTGATTTCGACGGGTATCTGCACGCCAGTGCGCACGCCGGTTTCCTCGCCGTGCAGCAAGATCGCTTCCTCGCGATCGGTCACTTCAAAATCAGCCGTGCGCAAATTCGCCAGCAGCGTCTTGAGTGCCGGCGTGGCGAACTCCACGTACGCGGGTGGTTCGTACTTGAACTTGAAGCCGTGCGGGATGTATCGCTTGTCAGGCCGGAAGTCGAGTCGCGCTTTAATCGCGGCTTCCGCCATCTGCGCGTCCGATTTGCTGCGAAGGTCGGTGCGCAGTTTGTCGCCTACCATCTTGCGCAGTGCGATGCGATCCTTCACTTCCTGCCGCAGCAGATGCGTCACGGTCAGATCGTTGCCGCAGTATTCTGTCAACAGGATGCGTTGGATCGGTTCAATCAATCCCGAGGGATCAATCGGCAAGTCCTGCATCCTGGGCGCGTGCAAACGTCCCGCGTACAACTTGAGGCTCAAGCGCACGCCGGGTGCCACTTCCATCAAGTCAACGTGGTCGAGCCATTCCGGCTTGACGATGCCGTACTCGCGTTCAAAGTCCCACGGCTTTAGGCCGCGCACGATGATGTGATCGTTGAGTTCTTTCAGATCGTTGCAGGTTGCGCCAGTGAGCGCGTACAGCAGCATCGGCAGGTCATACCCGCCACCGTTGTAGGTGTAGATCGTGACAGCCGCGAGCAGGTTTACAAGCGCCTGCCGGTCCAGGTCGTGACCTTCGTACATGGGGAAGTCGTAGAACTGCCCGTCAAGCAACACCTTGACGAGAAAATAATTGCGGTAGCACTCAATGTCGAGTTCGGCAGCGGGACGGATCACTTCTCAACTCCAATGTATGCGGTACGGCGGATGCTGCTGTTGTTGTCCCACTGCACTTCCGTGCATTGCCCGCGAAAGATGCCACCGATAAAAACCATCTGGCCAACGCACGGAACATCCGCCAAGCGCACGTACGCTTCGCCGCCGTAGCCGTACTCGCTGATAAAAACCAAACGTACGTGTTCCATCACTCTCTCCCATAGCAACGGGGCGCACCTTGCGATGCGCCCCGTGCGGTTCTTACGACTGGATCATGTAACCCTGGGCGATCATCGCTTCATCGGTCCAGCCAGCGGCAATCATCTGTTCGCGGCTGACCCCCTGGGCCTTGGGCGTCATCGTGTGGATCGGGCCAGTCGGCGCGGGCGGGGCCGGCAGCGGGGGCGGCGGGATCGGCGCAGCAGCCTGCGTGGGAGCCGGTACGGCAGGCGCGGCCGGGGGTGGCGGTGCGATGCCAGCGGTGGGAGCCGGGATGCCCGTAGACGGCGCGGGAATGCCGGGTGCTGCGGGAGCGCCACCACCCATCGGCGTGAGGCTGGCACCGGGCGGCAGGTAGTCGGGGATCGGCGTCGCGCCAAGCGTTTTCTGCGCGTCGGGACCACCAACGATTTCGTCGCCGTACGCCACGAACTCAACGATGTTCGGGCTGATGAAAAGCCCCGGCACGTTCTTGGGATCGGTGGGCAGCACGCCGTTGCCACGGATCGTGCCGACGACGCGGATGTAGTAACCACGCTTGATGACTTCGTTCGGGTTCGGAATCTGCTGCGCCGGATCGTACTTGCCACGGTGGAAGCACTTGGGCAGGTAACGCGTACCCATCTTGACGATCCAGTGGCCGGGGAACCCAGGCTTGTCGGCAACGCTCTTGCCGTTGTTGTCCACGCCATCACCGTTCTGAATCTTGAACGCGAAGCGTGGATGCGTGATAGCACCATCGGCACCGACAAGATGCGGGAACTCCGCACGCGCCGCGTCGTAGATCATGCCGTAGAACGCCGGCCAGTTCGGATCGTCCTTGGCGAACGCGACCGCGATGAAGCATTCCTTGACCGGCGTCCCATCATCATTGGTTTTGGGCTTGCCGGTGTTGTAGTCGTTGACCGCTTCCAGTGCGAACGAACCCTGGACAAGCCGGCCAACGGGGGAAGTGAACTCACGCATTTGTTACTCCTTGGAAAAAGCCTTGCGGGCTTGGAATTTGTCAGCCTTGCGCAGCTTCACGCCGGTTGACGGTTTGTGGACGAACGGTGCCAGCACGCCAGCGGGCAGCAGCTTGCGGACCTTGGCGGGGCTAAGCGGTTTGACGGGTTGCGTGACGGTGACACCAAACAACGGCGCGAGTCCAATGATGCTTTCCGCACCACCTTCAACGTAACGCTCGCGCGCATACGTCGCTTCCAGTGACCAACCAGGAAGCACCTTGCCGTCCTTAATCATGTGTTCGGCCTGACCTTCCAGACCGCTGATACGTGCGGCAAGTCGCTTCTCAGCATCTTTCAGCTTTGACAGTTCGCTTGCCACCTGTAGCGGTTCCAACTCCAACGGCACGCTGCTGTAGGAAAGTTCCAGCGCCGTGTACGCCGACGCCTGCAACGCCACGCACGTATGCCTGCCGGGACAGTCAACGCAACCGGGGTTCGGCGTGCAGGGTGGAAGGGGCTGCATTGCGAAGTAGGCAGCGACGCGAAGCTTCTCAGCAAACGGGTACAGGTTTTCCAGCTTTGTCGTCCAGGTGCGCACCGGCCCGTCGCGATGGTTGCTGCGCGGCTGCACGATCTGCAACTCAACGAGCGTATCGGGCGGCAGCTTGAGTTGATGGGCGATGCTGACCGCATAGCAAATCAACTGCCAGTTCTCCATGACTTCGACGTAGCGAAAGCCGTACTTGAAGTCGCGCACGCGCAGCAAGCCCGGTCGATAGCTCCACGCATCAGGTGTGCCGCGCATGCCAGGATAGATCGCGTCGCAACTTACCGGCTGTTCCACGTACCACTCAGCGTCGTCGGCGCGTCGCATGCCGTCGATGTAAAGATCAACCGCATCAAACATGTCCTCATCGCACACACGGTTGTTAGGCGAGAGCGTGTCAACAGGTGGCGTACGTCCGTGCCACATTTCCGCAGCCAGCCAGTGCGCTGCGGTGCCATCCTCGCGTACATCGTTGTCAGCTTCGTCAGGGATGTCGGGGTACGCCGCAACCATCGCGACGTACCCCTGACAAACAACCCACGTTGCCGCACCCGATGGCCGCAAATACGGAACGCGGGCCGTGTGCATGGCTTAGCCCGCGACGCCGAGAGCGCCGGCAATCGCTGCCTGGATTTCCCCGATCTTTTCGTCCGTGGCATGCGCAAGGTTCTGCATGCTGCCGTCAGCGATCTGGAACGCGGCGAGCGTCTGCGTCACCCACGCTGCATCGACACGGCCAGCCGGGTTGGCTTCGCTGATGAGGTGCGGCGCGAGCCACGCCACGAACTGCTGATAGCGGGACGGTGCGGCCGGCGCGGGCGGCGGCGGGACGGCAGGCGCGGGCGGTGCCGGCACGGGTGCAACAGCGACGGGCGGCGCGGGGACGGCGGCAGGCGTAGCCGGTGCGCCAGCGGTGACACGGATCGCATTGGCAACACGCTGGAAGGTCAGGTCATCGACGCCACGACGCTTCTTGAAGCTGCCATCCGCGTTCTTGCCCTTGGTGCTGGCGTGGATGCGCTCATCCCAAGGCAGGCCGGTGCTGTCAACTTCGACGTTTTCGACGGTGGCGAGCGCGTCAGCGACGGGCGATGCAACCGCATCCATGCGCGGTGTACCGGCCATGTCCGCCAGGGCGGTCGGGCTGATGCTGCCAATATCGTCGGTCAGCTTGAACTGAGTGCGAATGGCGTCGATGGCGTCAAGCGCCACATCCTGCGTGGCGTCGAGCGCCAGGGTGATGACGAGCGCAAGGGAAAGCTTGTTCTGTTGCATGGGTGGCTCCGTTGGGTGGTTGAGGTGGCGTGCTTGCCACGGAGCGGACGTTAGCCCATGATTGACACCATTGCAACCCCCGGAGAGAAAAAAGTGTCAACAGTCGAATGGGAAAGTGTCAACGGCCCGGTACAGCCGGCGTTCGGGCTGGATGTGCTGGTTTTCAGCGAGGTCACGGGCGAGTGGGACAAGGGCCGGCGTATCGGTACGGGCTGGGTCCACAAGGACAGCACGCCGTTCCGCGCCGCAACACATTGGCGGTTCTTCGTCGCACCGGATGCGACGCCATGAAGACGACGCAACTTGAGTGGTACACGCTGGGCGAAAAGTTGCCGCCGACTGGCGAAGACGTAGTGTTCATCGTCAAATACAAGGGCGGACACGCGCTGATGTTCGGTATGTACCACGCGGATCGCAAAGTATTTTACGTAGATGATGGCAACATAATTACCGACGGCATTTTCATGTGGGCCGAAGTGAAGGACTACCCTCTGTGAGCCGTCTGCGTGGCTTCCAGAATGAAGTAAAGCAACAGGCGTACGCCGCGTGGGCAGCGGGCGCGAAGGTTGTCATGCCGGTCATCCCCACGGGTGGTGGCAAGACCGTGCTGATGGGTGACGTTGCGCGCGAGTACGCCGGGTTCGGGTGTGCCGTGGCGCATCGTGCAGAACTCGTATCGCAGATCAGCGTGGCGCTTGCGACGGAAGGCGTGCGGCACGACATCATTGCGCCGACCAACACGGTACGTGCCATCGTTGCGGAACACATGCGCGAGACGGGGCGCAGCTACTTTGACAGCCGTGCGAAGTGGCGCGTTGCATCCGTTGACACGCTGCTGCGTCGCGACCTTGATAGCAACTGGACGCGTCAGGTGGGCATGGTCTTTCAGGACGAAGGGCATCACGTACTGGAAGACAACAAGTGGGGCCGCGCGTTTGCGCTGTTCCCCAACGCCTATGGGTTCTTCCCGACCGCTACGCCGCTGCGCGCTGACGGCAAGGGATTGGGGCGTGGCCAAGGCGGGCTAGTCGATGCCCTGGTAGTCGGTCCCGGCATGCGCTGGATGATTGACCAAGCGTACCTGACCGACTACGAGATTCGCGCGCCCAAGGTCGAAGACCTGGAACTTGATGACATCAAGGTTGGCGACAACGGCGAGTTCGGTGAGGAAGCGCGCCGCCGCGTCAAGCAATCGACGCGTATCGTCGGTGACGTAGTTCAAACGTATCTCACATACGCGCGTGGTAAACGCGGCATCACCTTCGCGGTTGACATTGAGCATGCCGACAAGATCGCTGCCGAATACAACGCCAACAACATTCCTGCCGTGGTGGTGCATGCCAACACATCCGACGCCGACCGACTCAAGCACATGCGCGAGTTCCGTGAAGGCAAGTTGTTGCAGTTGGTCAACGTCGATCTGTTCGGTGAGGGCGTGGACGTTCCCGCATGCCAGTGCGTGAGCATGGCGCGGCCGACCGCATCGTATGGGCTTTACGTGCAGCAGTTCGGGCGTGCGCTGCGTCTGATGATTACCAAGCTGCAAGCGCAAATGTGGGACAGCTTTGACGTTGCGACGCGCAAGCACATCCTGGCGCAGAGCGAGAAGCCTGTTGCCATGATCTTTGACCACGTAGGCAACGTGATTCGCCACGGTGGACCGCCCGACTGGCGCAAGGGTGATTGGTCACTGGAAGCACGCTCGCGCAAGCAACGCGCTACAGACGGCATCCCGACGCGTGTATGCGTTTCGCCCATGTGCCAGCAGCCATACGCACGCATGCTGCCGCAGTGTCCGTACTGCGGCGTCGAGCCGCCACCACCGGCTGACCGTAGCCGTCCCGAGTTTGTCGATGGGGACATGGTGCTTTACACGCCGGAACTGTTGAAGGAACTGTTCGGTGCGATTGACAAGGTTGACGGCCCGCCGCATCTGCCGATGAATGTAGGACGGCCCGCTGCGGTCAGTATCCTGCGGCGTCATGCGGAACGGCAGGATGCACAACGCATGCTGCGCGAGACGATGGAACTCGTATTGCCACCCAATATGGATGAACGCGTGGCCAACCGGCGGTTCTTCCTTGACTTTGGCATTGACACACTTTCGGCAAAGGCGTTAGGATCAGCCGACGCGTTAAATTTACGTCAACGAATCATAGACAAGGTGACAGCGAAATGACAAACGCAGTAGACGTTCTGATCGTGGGTGGCAGCGCAAATGGCACCATCGTGTGCATGCCGCTGGACAGCACGCGCATTGAGTTGGGCGCTGAGCGTTACACCCCGGCCCCGTACACGATGGAAGACGGCAAGGCGTACTGGATCGCCTACCCGTTCTCCGCAAACCCGGCTGACATCCCGAGCGACGCAACCACGGTCGCAGCGATCCAGGCGAGTCCCATCAAACCGGCGTGGGATTTGAACCGCCCGCCTATCTCTGGAATAGTCACATGAGCCTCGTTGACACCATCCGCAGCGCACGCACCGCGCACATCACGCAGTTCGGCGTGCCACCCAACGCCGTGTTCCTTGGCGAGCATGAAGCGGACAGCCTGCAATCCGACCTTGCCTTTAGCCAGCGGTTCAAGGCAAAGGACGACAAGCATGAGATTGATGGCATGCGCATTTTCATCGTCAAGTCCAAGTCGCACCTGACCGTGTGCAACACGCCCGAGGCTCCCCGATGAAGGTACACATGGTTTGCTACAACGCCCTGGGTGCATGCGCAGTGGCCAGCAGCGGCAAGGATACGAACGCGCCTGCCATCTACGCAGATGAGGATGCCGCCAACGCGCGCCGCGATGAACTGATCGCTGCGAACGGCAATGGCGCAGAGTTCGTGGTCATAGGAGTCGAGCCGCTGTGAACCTGTCAACGTGGGCAAAGAAATGGAACGTGCCGGATGAGGCGTTGCTTGATCTGCGCACGCAGCTTGGGTTGATGCACTTTGCGGTCGAGCCTTCCATCAAACCCACGGGCAAGCACGGCAGCGAAACCCGTCAGCAGGATTTGGTGCGCCTGGAAGCGCCTACAAAGAACGTGTGGTTGACACGAAACAACGTGGGCGCTCTAATTGATGACAGAGGCGTGCCGGTGCGGTACGGCTTGTGGAATGAATCGAAGCAACAAAACACCGTGACAAAATCGTCGGACCTAATTGGTATCAAGCCGATACTCATTGGTCCGCATCATGTAGGTCAGGTGATCGGTCAGTTCGTCGCGCGCGAAATGAAGCACGAAGGCTGGCACTTTACTGGCGACAAGCATGAGCAAGGACAGTTGAATTTCATCAACTTCGTACTGGCAAAAGGCGGCGATGCGGCATTCGCAACCGGGCCGGGATCATTTGACCCATAGGGAGAACTGCAATGCCCAAGATCGTTGATACACGCGCAACACTGCTAGCCCAGGCTGCAAAGCTTACGGGCAAGTTCGGCTCCACCAACCTGACGCGACGCATGGTGGCGAAAGCTGCCGGTGTGAGCGACGGACTCGTCACGCATCACCTTGGCAACGTCGAGGAAATGCGCAAGCTGGCCAAGCGTGAAGCGAAGCGGCTCAACATCGTGGAACCGGACAAGGCGAAGCAAGAGGCAATCGGCGTCAAGCTCCGTGCGCACGGGCCGCGTGAGGCGACGCGCAAGGCTGCTGCCAAACGCGAAACCATCGCGGTGAAAAAGTCCGCTGCTACGAAAAAGTCCCCTGCGAAGGTAAGCAAGGTGGCCGCAAAAAAGTCTGTGGCTGTCGCGAAGAAAGCAACTGCGCCTGCCAAGCCATCACGCTCGCGTGCAGTCGCGAAACGGGCTTCGCCTGTTGACACGCTGTACGTTGCCGCGTCGTCCCTGCCCGTTGAAGTGCCACCGCCGCGCATCCAGGTTGACGGTGCGAACGCCAAGCCTGTCAGCGCCGCACGTGCGCCTAAGGCACCGCCCATCCCCGTGCCGATCCCGACGCCGCCGCAGGTATCAGTTGTGAGCGGCGAAGTCCAGCACTAAGTTCCGGCGCGATCCGTTGCGTGCCTGACCCCGGTCTTTTGGCCGGGGTTTTTTATTGTTGACACTTCTCTGCGCACGGGTTATTGTCGCCCTACCAACGGGGAGACATGACATGAAGTTCCGCTTTGACATCAAGAGTTACTACCTGGGGATGTTCGCAATGGGCGTCATCAGTCTCGTCATCGAATACCTGGGGAGCGGTTCATGCGCGCTCTGATCGCAGCATTGCGTCCGACCCCGCAGCAGCGTCTTGACGATCTGATCCGGCTTGTGGCCACGCTCAGGGGCGAAGCCGAAGCATGGCGGGTGCGTCACGACTACCACTGTCAGCGCGTGGCGCATATCGACCCCCACGTAGATTGGTGGGGCTTCGCACATCACAAGCAGGCTTGCCACGACGCGCAGATCGAATTGAGCGCGGTGAACAACAAGGCGAGCAAGTACGCATCCAAGCTGGAAGAACTGATGGGGAGCCTGACGTAATGGATCGTGGCTATGCTGGCGATAAGAAAGGACAAGGCTACGGTCGCAAGTTGCCAAAACGTGCCGTGTGTCCTTCCTGCGGCAAGCGTGGTCTTACGCAATGGAAGCCAACTGCGCTGCTTAGTTTTCACAGGCAGTGTCAATTTTGCTTGCGGCAAGAAACAAAGCCCATTTCTTAGAGAGCATCCAATGGAACATGATCGCGTGGTGGACGTACAGATCAATCATCGGCGCTATGGCGTGCAGCCGCAGCGTCATTCCTGGGAAATCGTGGTGATCCGCGAGAGCGGTCAGCGGGAAGTGGCGGAACGCTTCACCCGCGAGGCTGCTGCGGAGTTCGCCAACTACATGCGGGGAGAGGGCGCATGAAGTGTCCGATCTGCCAGAGCAATTTCGTGACGGTCACGCACACTGGCGTCAATTCGTGCCTGACCTGCAAGTACGAGTGGCGGCGCGTCGAGTCGGACGAAATTGAACTCAACGAATGGCGGCGCATGGGTGAAGTGATCGCTACGTGCGGCGTGCAAGCGTTGCTGTTCGCTGACTTCAACAACGTGCGCGTATCGCGATGCGCCGGGAACATCTTGGACGCGCAAGCGCCGAAGCCCGAACCGGTGGTCACTGGCGTGGACATGGGCGGGACTGACGGCGATATGTCGATGGAAGCAACGATAGCTGACGGTAACATTGTTGACGTTGTGTGCCGTGGCGCGTGGCAGATGAACAACAACTGCAAGCGTTGCAAGCGATGCCTGCCGTGGAAAAGCGTTGCGCATAATGCGCACTATCGCAACTTGGACGAAGCCGCTGCGCGTGACGTTTACCAAGTGGAATGGGATTCGCCTGACCCCGTGCCGTATCCGTACGCAGCAAAGATGCGCTACGGCTGTGTGGATCACGAAGCATTTGAGCGCAACATGCCGACATGGCATGCCGTCCGCTGATGCACGCGTCCGGTGAGTTCTTCGCGCCGCGTCGGCGCAAGGCGATGCTTGGGGTTCATTGCATTGAAGGCGAAACGGTCACGCTGGAAGACATCGCGCGCCGCATCGGCACCGAGAGCATGCGGATAGCACGCAACAGGCTGACGCGAGCGCGTAGGTGTGCAGGCAAGCAACCCGTTACATGGCAACACATCCTGGGAGAGTCCAATGCGTGAATCCAAGCAGTTCTACGATGCGCTCTGGCAGTTGCATCGCGAGCGTGGCGGCGGGTGGATTCCGACCGCTGACGTACGCAAGCTAGCAGCAACGATGCGACCGCGCATGCCGCCAATCCCCATGCCACCTATCCCACGCCCGAGGGCAACGACATGAGTGATCCCAACGTAGAAGCCGTACGGCGCAAGCTGGAAGAACGGTCGGCGGTCGGCATTGCAAAGTACGGCACCACGACAGCGCGTGATGATCTGACGCTGCGGGAATGGTTGGTGCATCTGCAAGAGGAATTGATGGACGCTGCGGTGTATATCGAAGCTGCGTTGTCACAACCAACACCCACGCTCGCGCAGTTCACGCGCGCCACTAGCGCAGCGACCCACAACCATCTGTGCGCATCGCGCTACAGGCATCGTGACGGTCGGCCGTATACGTGCAACTGCGGTGGTGCGCAGGCACGCGAGGACACCCCTGCGGCGGTGGATGCGCTGCGGGTCGATCATGCCATGGTCGATGCAGGGGCTAAGGCGCTCGCGGAATTGATCGGTGGACACCCGGAACACTGGGTCCAGTACCGCAACGAATCACGCGCGTGTCTTGCTGCCGCCCTCGCAGCACCCCACCCGCCCGAGGCCGCGCCACATGAGGGCGATGAGGCGGTGCAGCGATTCCGCAAGCGGCCGGTGGTTATCGACGCGATGCTGTTTGACGGAACAGCCGAGGCCGCGTCAGTCATAGCCCGATGGGCGAACGCGGGCGACGCACCGGACGACGACCCCACAGTCAGCTATTTGGTCAGCGACGCCGAACCGGGGCGCGCGTTCGACATGGTGATTCAGACGCTAGAGGGCGGAATGTCGGCCAGCGTTGGCGACTGGATCATCCGGGGCGTAAAGGGCGAGTTCTATGCCTGCAAGCCCGACGTTTTCGCGCTCACCTACGAGACGAAAGCCACACCCCCGGCCGCGCAGGCGAGCGACACGGGACGCGGCGAGGCGATTCCGAATGCCGAGGAAGGCGACTTCGATTGTCCAAGGGCCGCAGCCGCCCGTGCCTGCCCGTGCGGATTCTGCCGCGCACTCACCCACCCGGCGATGCAGGCGAGCGAGGGGGCGGATAGCGCGCGGCCTGCGTTCCAGCGCGGCGACCGCGTGATGCGTCAAAACGAGCATGGTGCCCGTTGGCCGGTGACGATTCGACGCGCCGAGACGCGATGGTCGAACGGCGTCGGATACGTGTACTACGACGTGAAAGACGACGACGGCACCAAGCGTTGTGGCGTACCGGCTAACGAGCTTCGCGCGCCCGATGAACTGGACCTCCGCGCAGCCGCCCGCGCCACACAGGAGCCGCGCCGTGATCTTTGAATGCGAGCGTTGCGATCAGCCGGTGATCGTCAGCACGTATGCGCGGCAGCGGATGGAGACGCCCCAGGCTGAGCGTTGCCGCAAGTGTGGGGCCGTGCATTCGATTCTGCGGGGCAGCGCGAGCATCATCAGTCCGGTGATGGCTCCGATAGACGCGGCGGGCCGTGTGTCGCCCTGGATGCTGCCGTGGACGCGTCCGGTGGCTAGGGGTTGGTACGAATGCAGGTTCACGGATGTCGAGCCGCGCGTGTTGCGGCTATGGTGGAACGGGCTTTACTTTGTCAGCATGGATACGTGGAGTGGCAAGCGTATCCGCATGCAGACGTTCCTATCATGGCGGGGGAAGTGGCAGTGAGGTTCGTGCCAACGTCAATGTTCGATGCTGAAATGCGGCACGCCAACGCGCTACTTGACGCGCTAGACAACTATCAGCATCAAATAGAACGTGTGTTCCTGTATGGCGAGAGTGCCGGTGGGCCTGACCGTGCTGCATCGGACGCCACGCAGGCGTTCGTCAAACTCAGGGCAACGCGCATTTGCAACAGCATTCTTTCGACTGACACGATAGGGCCGGGACACATGCGCAATTACAAAGGACCGGAGCGCAAGCGTTCCGGCAAGCACAAACCTGACAGGTGGGCATGATGCGCAAGGCAGTGGTGGTTGAGTTGCAGGCTGAGCGTGCCAAGCGTGTCCGTGAAGCTGCGAGGCGTCGTGCCGTTGCGATTGAGCGGATGATGTACGTGTGGCTTGACCTGGACGCCGTTATCGTGCGTAAGGCAACCCGGTGCCTGCTACATGGACGGTTCAGGCTCGCGGCGTGGTGGTTCAGCCAGCGTGAGTCAGAGGAAGCGTTTGCTCTACGGGCGGATAGTGGGTCGGCCAACGGGAGAGGGTAGGGCATGTCGTTTCGTAA